TAATGAACGATGCACAAGAGGTAAAACTTTTGGATATGGCAGATGTTGACGGTTCTCAAAATGTTAGAATCGTTATGAGAATGACGGCAGGTGTTCAATATGGTGTTGTAGAGGATATCGTTACATACAATGTTACTAACTCTGTAAACTAAGAACTTATGTGCGATTTAGCTAACGGCAGATTAGAAGTTTGTAAAGATTCAATCGGTGGATTAGACGCGGTATATTTAATCAACTTCGGGGATTTTAACCCCGAGGTTGATGTAAGTTATTCAACAACGGCAGGTGAGGAAGATATTATCACGGCTATTGCAAACGTAACAGCGTGTTTTAAATTCACTTTAAAAGGAACTAATAGTTTCACTGAAACTATCACAACGGACAGAAACAATGGTACAACTTTCTTTTCACAAGAATTAAGTATTACGTTGAAAAAGCAGGACGCAAAAACTACTAAAATGGTTAAATTGCTATCATACGGAAGACCGCATATTATTGTAAGAGGTCGAGACAACCTTTACAGAATTGCAGGTTTAAGACGTGGAATGGATTTAACAGCAGGAAGTATTGCAAGCGGTGTTGAGGCAGGCGATATGAACGGTTATACATTGACGTTTACAGGTATCGAAAATTTGCCAGCAAACACAATCAATTGCACAACGGAAGCAGGTTTATTAACTGATTTGACTGGATTAACGTCTTTCACAACAACTTAGAATTTTGTTTGATTGTCTCCATAATAAGGGGTTGCAGAAATGTAACCCTTTTTTTATGCAACAGTTTTCTACTTTAATAGTTTTATAAATATGAATGTTTTACAAGTAAGTGCATCAAGCCAAATATTGAAATGTGCGCCACGATCCACAACGATAACAAGTATTGTAATAATCGACCAAGAAGCAGGAACAAGCGCAACAATTAACGCACCAACAATAATTGACTACGGTTATTATATCGGAGTTCAAGCGGTGTATTCTTTAAAGGCAGGTCGTTTTTATATCGTGCAATTATACAACCTTACTAACTTTTTAGGAAGCGAGCAGGTATGGTGTTACAAGGCAGGGTTGCAAACTGACGAACATTCATCTAATAATGATTTTGTGATGTTATGAATATAGACGTAATAAATTTGGCGCAATACGAAGCACCGCAAATAATAGAATCGAAGCAAAAAGGTTGGGTTACTTTTGGCGAAAACAATAGTTACTTTCAATTTCTTATTGACCGTTATAGAAAGAGCGCAACGAATCAATCCATTATAAACAACGTAACTCGTTTGATGTATGGTAAAGGATTAGGAGTAATTGATGCGAGCAGAAAACCAAGCGAATACGCTCAAGTGATGGCACTTTTTAACAAGGATTGCTTAAGAAAACTTTGCTTTGATTTAAAGACATTAGGTCAATGCGCTATCCAAGTACACTACAACGACAAGCACGATAAAATACTAAAGGCGTTTCATATTGACATGAACCTTTTAGCGCCTGAGAAATGCGACGATGAGGGGAAAATTAACAATTGGTACTATTCCAATAATTGGGAAGACATTAAGAAATTTCCACCTAAACCATTCGCTACATTTGGAAGTTCAAAAGACAAAGTTGAAATCTTAGTAATTAAACCTTATTCAATTGGAATGAAGTATTTTTCTTTGCCCGATTACGTTGCAGGAACGGCTTACGCGTTACTTGAAGAAGAAGTAAGCGATTACCTTATTGAGGAGGTGCAAAACAGATTTAGCGGAACTAAAGTAGTAAATTTCAACAACGGGCAACCTGACATTGAAACCCAAAATTTGTTACAGCAACAAATTAAGTCAAAGTTGACTGGAAGCAAAGGTCAAAGAGTAATAGTTGGATTTAATAATAACAAAGAAACGGCAACAACGGTAGACGATATTCCTTTGAACGATGCACCTGATTTGTATAATCAATTAAGTTTAGAGTGCGAGCGTAAAATTATGGTTTCGCATTCTATTACAAGCGGTTTGTTATTAGGTTTAGGAAGCGCTAACGGATTCGGAAGCAATGCAGATGAATTAAAGAATGCTTTTGTATTATTCGATAATATGGTTATTAGACCGTTACAGCAACTTTTGATAAGTGGATTAGAACAAATAACATCGTTTAACGGAAATACCGCTAAATTGTTTTTTGACCGTTTACAGCCTTTAGATTCAAGTGGAGATTTAACCGTTGATACCGAGAATAAAAAATTAATTGAAACTATAAATTCACTTTCTCCTTTAGTTGCAAACAAAGTTATAGAAACTTTAACGCCAAATGAAATTAGAGCGATTGTAGGATTAAAACCTGAAAAGGGAGGAAGTGACCTTACTAATATAGAAACGGGAACGGAATTGAGTTCACAAATCGACATTAGTGCATTTGGAGAAGAAGTTGGAAAAGATTGGGTTTTGATTGATATTAAAGAGGTTGATTACGAAAACGACGATGAAGAAAACGAAATACTTTCTAAGGACTTAGAACCGTCACTTTTGAGCAAGGTTTACAACTTTATAAGTACTGGCGATGCACGACCAAATATTACAAGTAAGCAAGACAAAACTATTGACGGAATTAAATTTTTAACCCGTTACGTTTATGCGGGTAAAATGTCAGAAAATAGCCGAGATTTTTGTAAAGCAATGATGAGTTCAGCTAAGGTGTATCGCAAAGAAGATATTATCAAAATGGGAACAATGCCTGTTAACAAAGGTTGGGGCCCGAAAGGCGCAGATACTTATTCGGTATGGTTGTATAAAGGTGGTGGTGATTGTAACCACAGATGGAATAAAGCGGTTTACGCAACTTTTGAAGGCAAAGCAATTGACGTAGAAACAGCCCGTAAAATAGCAGGTAAAAAAGCTGAAAAGTTAGGTTATAAAGTTGTTAACGAAAAACTTGTTTCAACACTTCCAAAAGATATGCCGTTTAACGGATTTTTACCAACTAATAAACGCTTTCAATAATGGCAGAAGCACTAATAATAACAAGGGATGATGTGGTAAAATTCACGTCTTTAAATGGAAACGTTGACCCCGATAAGTTTATTCAATATATTAAAATCGCTCAAGATATTCACGTCCAAAAGTATTTAGGTACTGATTTACTTGAAAAGATAAAAGCGGATATTATAGCGAATACTTTAGGTGGTAACTATTTAACTTTAGTAAACACGTACATTAAACCGATGTTGATCCATTGGGCGATGGTTGAATATTTACCTTATTCAGCATACACAATTGGTAATAAAGGAGTTTATAAGCATAACGCAGAACAAAGCGAAAATATCGACCGTTTAGAATTATCTTTATTGATTGATAAACAAACGCAAACGGCAAACCATTATAGTAGTAGATTTGTTGACTATATGTGTTTCAATCAAGCTTTGTTCCCTGAATACAACAGTAACAGCAACGGCGATATTTACCCGTCTTCGGATACTAACTTTACTAACTGGGTTTTATGAAAAAACGATCTAAAAAGAACATTGAGAAATTAATGATTTTCCTTCAACAAATCGAACAAGAAAAACCAAAAGAAAAGAAATGAGTTATTTTAAGATACTTGATACACTTCGCGCGCAGTTACAAGCGACTAACCTAATTTCCACAATTACGGACGGGCAAATTAGTGATATTGATTTAGCGAAACAAACGATTTTCCCGTTAGCGCATATCATTATAAATTCAGCAAGTATTGAAGGTAAAATGCAACGCTTCAATATAACTGTTTTAGCTATGGATATTTTAGATAGCAAGGAAAAATACGACCTTGAACCGTCTATAATGAATGCAATGTTGCAGGCACTTAATCGAGTTCACGACATAATGAAAAGAGGGGATTTGAACCCTGACTATATTATGATGGACGGCGACGCAACCTTAGAACCGTTTACTGATAGATTTGAGAATAAGTTGGCAGGTTGGGCAATGACATTCGATGTTATTATGCCGTCCGATATGACCGTTTGCGATACTGGATTTACAAGTGGTTGCCCAAATGTTACGGTAACAGACGGAAGCGAAACAATACAGGTTTTGGCAGGTGGTACTTACACTTGTGAGGGTGGTTCAGCTTCGGTTGTTGTAAGTAATTCAAACGACACTTATTCAGTTACAACAGATGAGAATTTAGAATTGCCAAATACAACGGTTAATGTTTATGTTGACGGCATATTAAACCAAACGGGAAGTATTGTAACTTTAGACCCTAATCAAGTAATAAATATCACAGCATGAGTTTAGATATAAATTTAACAAACGTACAATCGAAACCAATAGTAGTTTCGGCAAATCAAACAGCGGAAAACGACCGAGTTTATCACGTTGTAGCGAATGCTACATTTACAGACCCAACTGGAGTAAATGGAAAAGGATATGAAGTATTTGTAAGAAATGGAACGGCAACTATTAATTCAGTCGCATATACGGAAGGCACAACTATTTTAAGGTTGTTTCATTCGGGAGCGTGGGTTTCTTATTTAGGTGGTGGTAGTCAGGATTTACAACAAGTTACTAATTTAGGATCTACTACTACTGAGACAATTTTAGTATTAGACAACCCATCTTCTACAAATTATTTATCAATAATAAGCAATTCTGCAGTTGAAGTAGTAAATAACATAACTCTTGAACAATCAGGACTTTTAGCTGATAAAATACAAATAGTTAAGTTTGAATCTTCTATTGGTAGAGGTGGAGATTTTAAAATTTCAAATGTCACTTCACCTAACTTTGTTACACTTGAATTCCCTAACAAACCTACTGGGAGCTACACAATAGCTACTACAGCTGATATACCAAACACTTCTGATTTTGTGGAAAAATCCGATTTCACTTCGCATTCAATATTAGCCAAGCAAAGTGGAGCAGGCGACCCTGTTGCAG